ATGGCTTTAACTGTCTTCTCAGCAACTTCTTTCATTGCAACTGTAGACAACTCAACCACTTCATTGGTTGTACGGTTTACTTGCTTAGTGAAATCACGTTGTGCTTCAACGAAATCTTTAATGGAAGCTTTGATTTTGTCATCATACACGAATGTATCAACGACCTTGTTCTTTGCATCTTGTACTTGGTCAACGAAGTAGTTTGCGAAGTATAGTGGTGTGAAAATTGAATTAGCCATGGTTTATCTCCTTAGACGATAGGTTATTTACCGGTGCGGTATGCACCGTGTTTGAAAACTCGGTATTCCCTTGTGAAACTACCGAGGGTTACAAATGCTTTATAGATTGTTTTTAGAATGTTTTTCACAGATATGCCTTATGTTGGTTACGTTCAAACTCTCTAACATAGTATTCTAGTTGTGAGGCATCAGTTACACTACGATTGGAAAGGTATCTGTCCAAGCGTGATTGGTAACTGTTGCCTTCAAAGAAGGATAATAGATAAGAAATGAGTCCGAACATAGTGTTTACGATATTAGTGATTATACTAGTATATATGTGCAGCTGCAACATTTTTCACTAGAGTTCGGACTCTATTGCCTTAGTCTATGGCATCTTCATATTGTAGTTTGGCAAGAATATAGTCTTTCACCAATGATGAGCGTACAATATCATCAGGTGTAAACTCAATGCGAGTGAAGGCATTCATGTGGTGTGCCACATCAAAGAATTTAAGAATGCCTGATACATCATTCTTCTTCTTGTTCAGGTCGGTCTGCCTGTAGTCACCACACCAAATAATCTTTGAACGATAACCAACACGGGTCATTACTGTATCGATTTCTTCAAAGGTCATATTCTGCATCTCATCTACAATAATGATTGCATCATCAAAAGACATACCACGAATGAATGATGTAGATATGAATTCAATGTGGCCTTGTTCCTCTAGTCTATCCCATGCATCCTTACGACCAAATAGTGTCTCACAGATTTGGCGATAGGGTTGTTGATAGATTTCCATTTTCTCATTCACATCACCTGGCAGGTGACCAATCTCACGGCTTTGCACAGCAGAGCGTACAACAATAATCTTACCAAATGGATTGGACTTATCCATTACTTCTTCAATGGCTTTATACAATGCACAGAATGTTTTGCCTGTACCTGCAACACCATGTAGTGCTACGAAATAATCTCCTCGTTTGTATGCATCAAAGAATAGTCTTTGATTCTCTGTCAATGGGTCAAATGTTTTAAGGTCATCAAGCCTCAGTTTGAGGTGATTGCTTGGTCTTGAAACTCTTTCGGTTTCAATGATTGTATTGGCAGTTGTCTTGCGAGCCATAGACTTCCTTCTCTTAGGTAGCGAATCGGGTTCTTTACAGTATTTCATAGTTTATTCAACACATGTGCCTTGTGTATTTTACAAGATACCCATGAGTTGTAATATTCCGTGGTTAGTAGTGCATCTCTGATAAAAATCTCCTTAGTTTCTCTATATGAACATTCAGACCTAGTTTTGCATAGGTACAGTATCTTACGAGCAAAGTTCTCCTCTCCTAGTTTCTTAACATCAGCCTTTAATTCTTCAGACGAAGACCAATAGTTCTCCCATCCCGAGGATAGGCGAACCTTTTTCTTTTTGCCTTTGATTTGTCTTGTGCCGGCTCGTGTGAATAATTTCTTACCCACATACTTGCGACTATTCGTTAGATTGGTGATTTCGTAAATGAATCCGAAATGGCCACCAATCATATCTTCTGTAAATTCTATATCGTTATACAACCACATTAATCATCCTCATCTTCTGTATCGCTCTCTAGTATATATTCACTACAGAACGGACAGAAATGAGGATCATCTTCACATTTTTCTACATCATATTTAATTGTAAACTCAGAATCACAGTTGTTACATGTGTGATGTAATGAGGCCATTGTTACTCCGTTACGTTGGCACCACACTTAGCACGCTTGGCTTGTGTTAATGCGCCATAGTTAACAGGCCACTCAGTACCAGGTGTAACCTCTCTTGCACCAGCAGGAAACTTAAACTGTACATTAGACTCACTTTGAATTGCACTAATCATTGCACGATACTTGGTCAAATCATTACCTAAGTTAACGTATGGCTTAGTGTGTGGAAATCTCCATCCTGCAACTTCACCTGTAGCGTTATTAATAACAATCTTGTAATAACCATGCGGTACAATTACTCCGTTACCAATACGCTCATCACCATTTCCATACAATGCGCCAACGTATATGGTAAAAGGTTGGTTCAGTTGGACTGCCCAACCTCTTACGGATGTCTCTAACAACTTCCATATTCCCCGATTTAAAGAGCCGTGTTGAGGATACATGTTTGTCATTAAAAAAGATTCATACTCTACAATCTGTGACCATGATAGGTCACCATCAGGTACGGCATGGCCTTTGTCGTAACCAGTGCCTGCATAGTCATCAGGTCTTGCACCTGTACCATTCAATGATTGGTCAGCAACAAATGCATTAGTGCGTGGAAAACAACCCAATGCATTAGGTGGTAACAATGTGTATGTTACATAAACTGGAATCTTTACTGGTGCATCATAGGCCACAAAATAGGCCTCACGGCATATTGGTTGTGCAGGTCTTGCTGATTGTGCAAATCCATATGGATTATGGACCGCACAGGCCTGAGTTGGCAATGGTGGTCGTTGGTCCCAGGCAAATGCGCCACTTGTAAATAGTGCCAGTAATACTAATAGTCTTTTCATATATTCCTTATTGTGTACATGTTCTAGTTCTTGTTATTGTACCATCAGGATGCTGTGTTTCAGTCCATGGTGAGCAATTTTGTTGTGGTGGTATTGTTTGTTGTATGACAATTGGTTGTTGTGGTGGTTGGTTCTTTGATACTTCATAGACCAATACACCACCAACAATCGCAGGTACAACCCAATTCCAACCGTTATTGGCATACCGCCATTGGCCATGATTGTGGCCATGATGCCAATGTTGTGCGAATGCTAATGGTGATGCAAGTAATAATAAAGACAATAAAATCTTTTTCATTTCTTTTCCTTTGTTTCTTCTTTAAATACTAACTTGGCTGAGCCAATAGTGCCAGGCATTGGTAAGACTAGTTTATCTTTCTTACCAAATATTTGGTCGTAGTTGTTACTAAATTTATTATAATCAGTCGGTCTTTGTTTAGACCCCTTACCACCGTTTGACATTATGCCCACACCTCATCCCAAGTGCCTGTATGTGCAGCCTTGGCGTAATCTGTAGACCTGTTCTCAAAGAAATTGGTGTGAGTTGGTGCATTAATCATTTCTTCAACCCATGGTAGTGGGTTGCGTTTAACTTTGAAAATGCCCTTCATGCCAAGTCCAATCAATCTGCGGTCAGCAATGTAACGAATGTATTTCTTCAACTCATCAGCTGTAAGACCTTCCATTTCACCACTACTAAAAGCTAAATCAATAAATTTATCTTCTAGTTCAACCATTCGTTCTGCAATAGCATAGATTCTAGATTTAAGACCATCATTCCAGATTTCATTATTTTCTTGTATATAGGTCTTAAACAACTTCATCATATTCTCGGCGTGCATTGTCTCATCAACAATAGACCAAGTAACAATTTGACCCATACCTTTCATCTTACCTGTACGGGGAAAGTTTAATAACATAACGAATGAGCTGAACAACTGCATACCTTCAGTAAACGCTGAGAACACAGCAATGTGTGTTGCTGTATTTTCTTTCGTTGAATTTTGTGCAGAGATATCCATCACATAGTCGTGTTTGTCTTTCATCTCCTGATACTCCATAAATTGGTTGTATGTGGTATCAGGCAGGCCAAGAGTTTCAATCAAATGACTATAAGCAGCAATGTGTAATGCTTCACGAGCAGCAAAGCCTAACAACATCATTCTTACTTCTGGTTGAGGAAAATAAGGTAAGTAATTGTTAACATAACCACCTGCCACATCAATATCACCTTGTGTGAAGAATCTGAAAATGTTGGTTAAAAACTCTTTCTCACTTGTAGATAGTTTCTTTTTCCAATCTTTAACATCTTCAGCCATTGGCACCTCGGTGTGTAACCAGTGTGATTGCTCATGCTTCAACCAAGCATCATAAGCCCAAGGGTAATTGAAAGGTTTGAATGATGTGCGTTCATCAGTTAAATTGGATTCTTTTTTCTTAATCATTTTTTTCCTTATTCGTTCATTCGCCATTTGTTTTCTGGCAGTCCGTAGTCCCACTTTGGATCCATCTCAACATTCCATCTAGTGGTAGCAACATTAAAATCTGGTATCTTCATGTTTTTGGGGTTAGATGCTGGTTCTAAAATAACAATACGATTATTTGGTTGTGCGGCAAATTGACCATTGTCGCATTTAATGAAGTTAAAAGATTTGTGGTCTTCAACATCTTCACTATGCCCACAATCTATAGTATTAAAATCTGGATGTGCAGAATCAACAGTAAAAAGATATTCACCTTCTAACCAAGAGCCATCTTTCATTTTAATTTTACACCGCATATTTGATATCATTGCTTTTCTAATCACAGTAATATCATAAGACATGCTGTTCCATAATTGTAAAAAATCTAAAGGATATGGTTTACCTTCTATTGGCTTCCAACAATATGCATGTAATGGTAATTTATCATACAAAGCACCATACTGATTCAAATACGATTCAATACGGAATGCTTGGCTACGTTGGGACTTTATTGATATCCACCAACAAGGTTCAAGTTCTCCATAACCTTTCTCAAAGTCATACAGAAATTCTCTACGAACAAAACATTTTACTGGTGGTAAATTTGCTACTAAAAAACTCATTACTCATTGAACCATTCTTGCAATTCTTTTGTAGTCTTCATGCCAACTAATCGCTTCAGTACAGTACCATCTTCAACCATCAACATGGTTGGTACACCACGAATACCAAACTCAATTGCAGTATCAGAATCCTTATCAATATCAACAACTTCAATTGGCAGGTTGGTCTGTATATCTTCTAATGTTTTAGCCAACATCTTACATGGTTCACACCATGAGGCGGTAAATCTAATCACTTTCTTCATATCAAACTCCGAATGGTGTGTATTCAATACCTGTATCAACCATACCAACTAGGTTAATATGTGTCGCATCACGGAATGTAGTAAGGTTAGATGCAGCCTCAAGCAATTGTGCTTGTGTCACTTCTTTGCGGTCTAATGCACCTGCAAAGTAATTCAAATCAGTTAATGAAATGGTTGTGCCTGTTAGGTTAGTCCATACATGTTTTACAAATGTTTCATTGCTTGAACCTAATGCATCAGCTTTGTATAAAGATGAATCAAGTAGAATCTGTGCAACTTCTGTATCTGTCTTGCCTGAGTCTTTTAACCATAGACCAATACCCATTAGTTGTTTAGTAATATCTGATTGACCAAGTCCTGCAGCTAACAATGCATATACTTCACCTGCATCACCATTCACATCAAGAGCCAATGCCTTATCTGTACATACAAGGCGTTCAATATCGGTCAATGTGAGTACCACATCATTGATATCTTTATGTGTCACTACGAATGCGCCTTGTTGACCTTTAACAACGGCCAAATCGGCCAATTTAACTGATAGGTCAAATTGTTCGTGTTTAGCTGTTGTGCCTTTGGCCTCAATCAATAAGTCCATGTCAAGGTCGCCTTCCCAACCACTACCACCACCATCACCACCAAGGCCTGTTAGGCCTGTAGCTGGCATGTCTTTAAAAACATATTTTGTTGTAACTGAAACTGTCATTTTTTTCCTTTTATCCTTCGCAAGCTAAACATATGTCTTCACTTGCTAATTGTTTTAAATTAATTTCTTCAATAACTTGGCGCTCAATGCGCTTTGATACTTTGTCTGCCTTAGCCAACTTCTCGCTACGGCAATAGTAAAGTGTCTTTAGTCCTTGCTTCCATGCTTGAAAGTGGACTGCATGTAGATACTTCACGTTTACATCAGGTCTAAAGAATAGGTTCAATGATTGAGCCTGGTCTATAAACTGTTGTCTGTCAGCTGCATGCTGAATAACCCATCGTTGGTCAATTTCCATTGAGGTTTTAAATACATCTTTGTCCCAATCCGACAACCATGTAAGATGTTGAACTGAGCCATCGTTTGCAATGATTGAAGACCAGATATCATTGTAGTCATTTTGTGATACTACCTCTCCATCACCCGCAAGGTATTTTTCAATAACTCTATTCAACCACTTGTTCTTATTCAAGGAAGAACCGCTGAGAGTATCTTGTCGATACGCATTCGCACGTAAGGGCTCAATAGAGGGAGAAGTATTACCCATAATGATAGAAGAAGAAGCGTTAGGAGCAACAGCAAGCATATGAGAGAAACGCCGTCCAGTACCTGCCGCATCGGGTGCTTCGCCTCTTTCGGTACCCAGTTGGATATTTGCATCATCTAGTTGTTCTCTTATGTATTTGAAGATTTGAATGTTTCGGCCTGTTGCCAATGCTGATTCCCACGGGATTGAATTTTTTTGTAGATAAGCATGATAGCCGAGGGCGCCAATACCAATAGAGCGTTCACGGCTAGCTGAATATCTCGCTCTTGATATGCTGTCAGGAGCATTATCAATGAAATACTGGAGAACATTATCAAGCATCTCAGCAACGTCCCGAAGAAAAAGTTTGTCAGATTTCCAATCATCATAATACTCCAAGTTAAGTGACGATAAGCAACATACAGCAGTACGGTCTTTATCAGTCGGTAATATAATCTCACTACACAAATTAGATTGTTTAATACTTAGGCCTAGTTTCTTTTGAAACTCTGGCATCATACGATTGCTTGTGTCAATAAAGTGGATGTATGGTTCACCTGTATGCATACGCATTTCAAGTATACGCTGCCAAAGGTCTTTAGCTGATACAACCTCACGCACTTCTTCATTGTGTGGATCTTTTAGTTCCCATGAATCATCAGCTTCAGGGTCAAGCATACAATTCTCAATGAGCTTCATAAAGTTATCGGTGATATTGATACCGTGATGTAAATTCAAACATCGCATATTAGGGTCGCCTGTAGGCTTTCTCATCTCTAAAAAGATAAGAATATCGGGATGAGAAATATCAAGATAAGCAGCATAAGACCCCCGCCTTGTCCGCCCCTGTCTGTATGCCAAACTGCTAGCGTCATAAGTGCGAAGATGAGGCATAACGCCAACGCTTTTATCATCTGTAGACCTGATTCCAATT